TAATTTATATCACCCCCTGTGGCTGTGGCTGGGACAGTACCCCTGCCAACGTGTTCAAAGTCACTGGTATCTATACCGCTTCCCCCCGCGCCACCATTCGCGGTAAGGGTCAAAGAAGCACCATCTGTGAAGGTCGTATTACCGCCAGCCGAACCGTTATTATTTCCAGCCGAGCCACCAGTGCCACCACTGCCGACTGTGACCGTATATGAAGATGCTAAGGGAGATATAAACTTCATGGCAGTAGCACCCCCACCTCCGCCTTGTGCGCCTCCTACGGCGGCTGATGAGCCACCATTAGTGCCTCCTCCACCACCACCCGCACCTGTCGCGTAAACAAGAGCCTTTGTTGCCCCTGTTGATGGAGTGTATGTGCCGTCTGCGGTGAAGGTTTGAAACCTAACCAGATTTGTTATGCCGCTATTGACAGTGATTGAATCGAATGTTGCGTTCAGGTCATCTTGTGATACGCTAGAAATAGCCTTGCCTTGAAAAACAATGTAAAAATCATCTGTTGATGCCACAGTGCCTTGTTTGATTGTCAAAGTAGTACCTGATGCAGTATATTCAGCAAATGGCTCTTGACGCACGTTATTGATAAAAACCTCAAGCTCTGTAGCTGTGCTTACTGAATGGTCAAGCGTAAAACTTGTACCGCTTTGACCTGTAAGGTCTTGGTATTCAATATTGGCGAATGAAGCCTCTGGATTATTACCGATATATGGCATTAGGTGATTTCCATTATTGACAAGACCGCATCAAGGGAATTTGCTGTATCACTTTGCACGACCAAGGTGTTGCCTGTCTCCATTACAACTTTGTTGCCCCCCATATATTCAAATGATGAGCCAACAGGAATCGGTATGTTTTTTATGAGGTGACCTGTTCCTTGTGATGTTCCTAACTTGGCAGAAACGGTAATTTGTGATGTGCTTATATTGGCGAATGTCAATCCAACAATCACTGTGGTTGTGCTTGCTGGAACAGAATAGACAAGCATATCTGTTGATGCCGCCGTACCAGTGCCTGTCGCCATTTTATTTTTGAACGTATTAGGCATTTAGCACCCCCTATCAGGCCACATCTTCAAGAAGTGCCGCCACAACGCACGTTACTGTGCCTGAGCTTGTTTTTGCGTTCAAGTTATTGCAAGTAGTATTTGGCAAACTACCAAACCAAGAATGACCAGCGGCTATTTTTATTGCATCAGGGGCGGCGGCATCTGCGGTTCCCCCATCAGCAACGATATATACGTCATTAGTTGTATCTGTGTTTTTGATAAAAATAAACTTTACCTTGTCACTTACACTGACTGTTTTTCCCGCGCCATCAGCCCTAGCCTCATATTCGACAAAATGAACATCAGCATCAATTAAGACTGTGCTTGTGTTGGTCACGCTTGACAGCTTGTAATACCATCTATCACCTGACGCTGGCGTGATAGAAGTTGAACCCGAAATTGTTTTTGCTATCTCATCTGGCAAAACCTGAACAGATAAAGTAGCTATTGCATCATCAGCCATGTTGTTCTCCTCTAGCCTACATCATCAATAAGAGCCGCAACAATGGCGGTTACATTAGCATCGCCCACATCCGCTATATCTGATGCTATGGCATGAAGATTTCCAACCGTTGTGTTTGGAAACCGTCCTGTAAAAGTTTGTCCCGCCCCAATAAATATCCCATCCGCAACACTGTTTGATGCAGTGCCGCCATCAAGAACAAGATATATTCCATCAGCGGTGCTTTCATTTTTCACAAAAAGAAACTTTACTTTATCAGAGGTGCTTATTGCGCTTGGTGCGGATGAAGCGGTGACTGCTGTATAGTCAATGAATGACCCAGCAATCAAATCTGCGCTAGTAGTCGTTATGCTGGTTAATTTATAATACCACTTGTCGTTGGCATCATCAGGCGAAACTGACATTGACCCATCTAAGACAACAGCAATCTCATCAGGCAAAAGCTGATTTGTAGATGTTATAATTGCGTCATCAGCCATTTTGTTATCCTAAAGCAATAGCAAGAGCCACAACTTGCGGGTCTTGCTCTCCACTGACAATCACTGAATCACTCGTTTGATTAAATGAAAACAGTGTAATAAAGGCATCATTATCAGCGTTTCTTATTTTGAGTATATCAGTTGAGGTGTCATACCACAACTGGTAAGCATATGTTGTCGTTGGCGCGGTGCTTCCAGAGTTATTTGAAACGATAGCCGCCAGAGCATTATTTATGTCTGACCGCGTATCAGGGAAACTTTGATTGTTGATGCTATAATCATGCTGTGCCATTTATTTCTCCTATGATACAATTCGTCCAATGCCTGTAGCGTTATAATCAAAAGTCCTATTTACGTTTGAATTACTGCTATCAAAGAATTGTATTGTAAATCCTGTCGCTGATTTATTGGTTATATCATAAAATTCACCGCTTCGCATATTTTGTGCCGCTATACCTAAGCCAGTAAGCGTTCTAAACGCAAATGGGAATGTGATAACCTTTGCCCCTGAACCACTCGCAATATCTTGTTCTTGCTGTTGACTTACCGCACCAAACGCTTCGACAGCTATTGATGTGACAGCTGGGTTATAATGAAACAGCCCATCACTTGTGATTGATTGACTGCTTAATTTAAGCCTTAGTTTGTAACCCCTAGCGGTATATTCTGATGATAAAATAACATCCTCAAAGGCTGTAAAAGTCGGGCTTCCTGTTGGGTCATCGTTTGTCAAAGCTATTTGAAGTCTGACATCCGTTCCCCCTGAACTTGCCCTACCAGAAAAATTCGGTCCACTTGCTTCCACAAATGGTCCATAATTTTGCCTTGTGACGGTGATGTTTTGTGAAACAATTTTGAATCTTTGTTTTGTACCCAAATCAATCACATTTACAAAATCATAAGTGCCTGATTGAGCAACGTTACCAACGCCTCCATCAAACTGTCCAAGCTGGTCATCAAAATTTCCTGAAACGGAATCAAACAAATTATCTGTTGTGAGCCTTAAAGATGGCGTTCCACTATCATCAAATATGTAGACATTGCTTTTAGTGCCAGCAAAAGCTGTAGCAGCAAAAGTCTCTGTATCTGTTCTAAATAACTGAAAGCCATCTGTTATGGGGTTTGCATCTACCTGTCCAACAACAGATGCGGCGTTCCTTGATTTACCGCCATACTTATCCACCGCAACACAGAAAAATGTACCTGTGACTGACGCCACCATCGTTGAATTTGCTGGCCTAGCTACTTTTTCTTTGATAACCCTTGAATTTGCTGGGTCTGCCCCTGTTGTTGCGGGGTCATATCTTATTTCGTAATGGCTCAAGTCTGGGTCAGTGATTGCAGTCCATGATAACACGGCTACCTGACCTTGGTAATCAATAGATAAATCTGAGACTGTGCTTGGGAAAGAAATAGCACTTTTTCCAAGAATGGTTATATCCTCAGAAACATATGTTGAGAAAGTGCCAAGATTTGACCTTGACCTTGCTCTTACTCTGTAAACATCACCTGTTTCAACATCTGCGTATTCAAACCTTGAGCTTGAGCTTCTGCCCAAAGAAATGACATCCTCTGTGACAGCAATCCCGCCTGATGATTGTCTTTGGACGTCCACCTCAAAGGTTGTGGAATACAGGTCACTAGCGGTGACTACGGCAACAATCACAGTGGTTGCTTTTTGATTTATGGTTTGAACTTCTTGAGTTACCGTCAAAGTTGGCGGTGAAATACTGAATGGGTCTGGCAATAAGCTATCATCAAGCTCAAAAACAGCCTCATCATCTGAAGCTAACCATGTATAAACATTGGCATTATACTCTCTCAACAACATCTCAACCCCAAGAGTTTCAGAGGAAATCGGTGTAAGAGTCCAAGATGCCACCTCAAATAATTTATTGGTAAAACCAAACCTCTCAAATGATACTGCAACAACATCTCCCGCTTTTAAATTGAAAGCCTTGAGGGAAAAGGTGGACGATATAGATATTTGCTGTCGGCTTCTAAACAAAGCTATTTTTGCCAACCGTTGCGCCATTGTTTGACTGGTTGTAAATGGGGCTGGCATATCTAGCGTTCTTACAAAATTATTATCTTGCGCTAAAAATGTCGATGATATAACTGGCGGATAATCAGTCGGCAGAAAAGTATTATTGAAAGGCGTAGTGAATGTGCCTTTGACCTGATTATATTGTTCTCCAATAGAGACTTTAGTTCTTAAATCTACCGCTGATAAAAAATCATCTTCATCTAAGGCGGTGTGATAGGATGCTACCGCCTTGCCCACCTTCAAGCTGAACTTGCCATTTTGATATGTCAGCGTTCCAGCGCAAGCACTTAAAAGCTCAGTTATTATCTGTTTATGGCTTCTATCAACAGTAAATGAGCCGTTTGTTTCATACCTGTTTTCGTTTGTCCCATCAGTCCGACCTATCTGGTCCTCACAATCATTAGCCGCTTGAATAAATGAAGTATCATCTATCTCTGCGGATGTAAGCCCCATGCCATACTCAGAATTGGTTAAGTAATCTCTTATGCATAAAGCTGAATTTCTTGTGAACCCTGAGGTAGAGGTTCTTGGGTCAAATATATTTGTCACCCCATTGATGACTGCTGTCACATTGGGCAACCCATTAGGATATGCTTCATCATCAAATTCAAATCTACAATGTGCATTTGCACACCCACTTTGTTTATATTCTGAAGTAAAATTTCCGAAAACATTTGTCAGGGTTGCGTGAGCGGCCTGATTAAAATTGCCAACTCTCGTATAAATATTGACGAGCCTAACGCCATTTTTGATATATCTTGATGGTGCTGTGACAGAACTGCCAGCAAGCGTCACGTTCTGGTCATCAATGCGGAAAGATGAAAAGCTATGGATTGGATGACCTGTAAACGTGACAAGAACATGGAGAAACTTGTTTTTTGCCCCTTCTGTACCTATGAATGTAATCACACCCCCTACTCTTATAGTACCATAGACCACTCTTTTGGGTTGGGCTGGCTGTCTTATTGTCTGGGTTCTGCCTGTGGCCTCACTTACATAAGCATTAGTATTTAAGCCGCCTAAATCAGGTATCTGTGGACTTGGAGCGAGGGCGTTCATAGCAGCCATGCCAGCCGTGTAGACTGCCGCGCTTGCTAAGTAACCCAAAGTGCCTATTGGGTTTATCCATGCCATCAATGCGATAGTGGCTAGAGAGGCGGGGTCTTTTAAAATGTTACCAACATTATTGATGGTATCTTTGATTATATTTCCAATACTTCCAATAAATCCCATTTAACGCCCCCACCGAATGGATTTATCTTGAAGATTTGGAACAAACCTGAACCCCTTATCAATCGATTCACCCCTTGCGGCAACAACTGCCTCATGGTCACTTGGCGTGTATCTTTGAACCTTATTACGGTTCATGCCGATAAGGATGTTTTCGCATTGAATTGCAATATTGGAATAGTTGCCATCATCAGAGATGGTCATGGTATCCATGAGACCTTTAAAAAGAGTGTAAGTTGCTGTAACGCTCTGGTCTTCACCTAGAACACCCATCAAAATTGTTACGAATCTTCCTTGGTAATTATCAGTCAAGGCAACTGATATGTTGGCAGAATCAATGCCATTGATAGTGATATTGACGCCATTAGCCTCAAGCTCTGCCGTTTCTGTTTGGGGTGAAAACGAGATAATGTCGCCAGCCCCAAGGTAAGTTTCTGAATTAATTACCTTATCACCAACGCCTGACCAGAAAAGCGCATCACCACCTTCAAATTCAAACTTGACCGCAAAGAATGGTCTGACTACTTGACCAGTGAGGGCGGTTACAAGGGTATCGCCTATGCCTCTTTGGGTCATTTAGTCGCCCTGCCTTACTTTTTAGATTTTTTAGGAGATTTCCCGCCCTTCCATGCCTCGTTGACATCTGGGGTTGTAGGGTCATCACCGATTAGCGTTCCATCGGCGTTTCTAGCCCTCTCAGGCGTGGCTTGCTTGGTCTCGGTAGGTTGTACCGTCTTGGTGTCTCTTGCCAGCCCAGCCGCGATAAAATTATCTGCCAGAGCTTGTTGCCAAGGCGCATCTGTGACTAAGTATTCACCAGCCTCATACATTCTTGTTTCACTGCCATACATATTGGCAGAACCCTTAGCTGAATGTGTCATAACTATTGCCATATGATGCTCCTATCTTGAAAAGAGGCATCCCCCGAAAGAGATGCCCCTGATTTGTTAAGCGTTATGTGCAGTAAAGGCATTGTCGCCAGTGTGACGAGCATGACCTCTTACAACCATTGCACCGATAGGCGTACCGTTGGAGTGTGTGCCTGTTTTCGCAATCACAACGCGGATATACCGCTTGCTTCCACGATAGCCCACACGGAAGATTCCACCTGCCGAATCTGGGTTGCCGCCAGCAGTGCCATCCAACTTGAGAAAAATACCGCCAGAAGCGATTGTTCCATCAATGATGTCTGCTTGCGCCACATCTGTGTATGTTGAATCATCATCAGATTCCTCCAATGAAATCTCAAAATGCACTGAAGATGAAAGTGTATCACCTTCTGCACCAACATCCACAAGAACGGTTGCTGATTCATAGCCCTGCAAATCAACACCTGTGCCGTTAGCCGCCGCAGAACGGACAGCCGCCGCCAGTGAAACCGCTGGACTAATGGAGTTTGTTAAGTCTTTCATTTGACTCTCCCTTATGCGCTAATGGTTTGAGTGCGGAGGGCTTCAGCCAATACGACCTGACCACCCACTCTTGCTCTAGCTACATAACGGACGTTACCACTTGTGGCTTGTGTGAATGGGTCACGCAAGATGCTAAGTGCTACACGGTCAACAATCATGTAACCACGGCTAAAGTCACCAAATGCAACTGGCTTCGCTGAAGAAGCTACATCTGGCATATCTGGCATTTCAACGTATGGATAGCCAAGGATTGTGTTTGGAACACCAGCGGTTAGCATCATTCCAGCTTGGAATACATACTGACCAGCAGTATCCTTCAACTTGCGAATATCCGCCAATGTTGAACGATTGAAGATGAATGTAGCATTTCTGCCATACTCACTCTTGATGTCATGCACCAAGCCAATCAATCCATCACCTGTCAAAGCTGTTCCAGAACCAGAGTTTGTTGTACCAACATCGCTGTTGGTTGTGACGCCTTCTGGCTTGCCCACTGAATTACCAGCAATGAAAGCATTACCTTCATTCTTGGCAAACTGTGTGGCGAACTCACTGTTCATCTCTGCCTCAAGGTTAAACACAGAATCCTCAAGCATTTGTGATGAAATATCAACTAGAGCATATTGCTCATGTGTTGGGATTTCCTCAAGCTGAGTTGTGTAACCAGTTGTCTCAGAACGTGTGCCTTGCTCTGACACCCAAGCGGCAGAGAAGGTTGCTGTACGAGATGGCATCTGGATGGACTTTTGAGTTGTAGCACGAACCCGAGCAATTTGACGCATCGGTGAAATTTCCGTGATGGTCTTAATTAACTCATTGACATACTCTGGCGGAGCAAGAAAACCAGCCTGTGAATCATCACTGACTGTGAGTGCCTTTACTTCATCAGGCTCCATCCCCTTTTCACCGTGACGCATCCACTTATCAAACAGCTTCATTTCTGCATCAACAGATTTTGTATCCAGACCAGATTCAGGACGCTTGAGCATGGTCTCCATGTTTTCTAGCTTCTCACCCATCTGCTTTGTTTGCTCTTGAGCAAGTGTCAGCTTTTGGTTGATATCCTCAAAGCGGTCAAGGTCTGCCTCAATATTCTTGAGCTTTTCCTCAACCAAAGGGTCTGAACTACCCTTCTTTTCAATTTCAGCCAAGCGAGCATCATTGGTCGCCTTGAACTCTTCAAAGGCTACCGCGATTCCCTCGACTGCATTTTTGACATCATCAGACATCATCAGTCTCCTTTTAGGATTGTGGTAAGTTTGGCAATGGATTTCATTACCTCAGATTGCTCATCGCCAACCTCACGCTGGTCTAAAGCCTTTGTCACGGCTGATGCCGCTACCTTTGATTCGCTTCTCGATAGACCGCCTTCATCCCGAAGGAATGCCTCCCAATCACGAACCGTCCTTTCCTCAGCCTTGACCGCATTGACGCGAGCCTTTGGATTCATAGGAAAGGTAACTGCACTGATTTCCATTAAGTCTACTTGCTTGAGATACCGCTTCTTTCCACGGTCATCATAGCTGTAGCCTTTGGCATCAACTCTGTATCCGACAGAAAGGCCATCAATAGCCCCCATCTTCATTAATTCGTACACCTCACGGCCTTTTTGCGTTTGCATGGCTAACTTGCCCTCAACGTAAAGACCCTGTGCATCTTCTCTTACTTTTGTGTAAACCCCGATAGGCTCTTTGGTGTCATGCTGGAAAAGCATCTTGATTTTCCGCGCACCCTTCGCCCTTATTGATTTCTGGAACGCCCCTTGGACAACTACATCATTCCCAAGGTCTTTGTTGCCAAAAATTGAAGCATAACCAGAGAACATCCCTTTTGCTTCATCATCTTCATCATCATGATATGCTTTGAGTTCAAAATCAGCATGGCAATCTAATGTACCATCTTCGATAAACTTAACTTCGTCCTGAACATCATCCTGAACATCAGCTTCGTAATCATTATCCATGTCAGTATCCTTTTTGCCACCCTCACGAAAACTGCTAAGACAAACAGCAACCCGCTGGTCGCGTTGGGAATACTCAGCTTGCATGGTGGTATCTTCCATGCACCTTGACATAAAATCGGACTCACTTTCACCAGAACTAGGTTTTGGTATCGGCATAAGTAACTCCTGTTTGTCTGATAATACATCAATATTGACCAATGGACAACATCTACCGTCATTTTACTTTTTTTTCAATTTTTTTCCCTTTTTTTGCTTTTTTGTGTTGACAATGGTAAACAATACCCCGATATTAGTAATATAAGCAATTAACCACGGAGAACAAAATGGCAATGCAATTTAATAACTACCAGCCCAAGCACTACATTTCTACAAATGCACAATGGGAAGTCATTATACATGGCGATTCACAAAGCGGTTTTAGTTGGCACGTTACCCCGCTTATTAACGGCGAATATTTAACTAGCGGCTTATTTGAAACTTTTAGCGATTGTGTGCGCGATTGCGAATGTCATGTGCCACATTTTCAAAACTTTGGTAACTAACAAATAAGGGGGCGAAAGCCCCCCCAACCACGGAGACCACCCAATGACTTATTTTTACACTACAGATGTTGGAACTTATGAAGGTGAAACAGCTTTCTTTAGCGGGGATAGCGAACTGCTAGACCATCTTCAAAATGTTTACCAGTGTACGGCAGATGAACTTGAATTTAGCCAAGCATGGAAAGATGGCGAACTTTTTGAAGAACACGTTGGCAGAATCTCAAGAAAATTCTGTAAGGATTGGAATAGCCGCAGAATTGATACTGATGCACGCCGTGATGTTGCAACACTTAATGAGTAAAATGATGTTTGTACATTTTATAGGGGTAACAGAAAAACAACTCCTTCAAGCCACACTGGTTTGGGGCGTCCCTGATTTCACACACCGTTGGCATGATTGGAGAAGTCACGGAGATATTGATTGGGAAAATGATATTGTCGTGTTTGGTGATAAAGGCAAACTGACCCCATGCAAATATTCAGACCAAGACCACGAACGTCACTAATCCAACAATTCATCTTCTGGCGATACATACAGGGTAACACAACGACAGTTGATTGTGTTACTCGCCCCACCTCTTGGGTCGCCTGTGTAAGCCATGCGATATTCCACCCCACGGTAAGGAACAATGAAATCCTCATCTACTGGGACTTCTGTGCCGTTCATAGCAGTATGATGTGACCTTGCTCTATCATCAGATACAGAAACCCACCGCTTGACTTGCTTTGGAATATTGAAACTTTTGTTTATCTCATGATTAGCATAACTGGCGGCGGAATGTGTCTCAGTTCTTGCGATTGTTGCCGCCCTGAGCCTACTAAATGACCCACTCATTCTTTCCACAATCTGCTTTGCCATCGCCGCATTTCCCAGACCTTCACGTTGACCAGCAATTATAATAGTTTGCAAGGCTCGCAGTGTTGTGTTGCTGATTGCCTGTATTCTTTGAACACCTATTTCCAAAAGATATAATTTTATAAGTCGCTCAAACTGACCTTCTTCTTTTCTGTTTCTTAATATTCTCAAGCCAAACTCATCAATGACTGCCCGATAGTGGCTTTCAAGTATCGATGTTATCTTTGGCTCTATCTCAATTCCTGTTCTTACAAGCGCACCTGTAGCCGCAACATCCTTTTCAGCTTTGACCCCTATTTCAACAAAAGCCGTTTGCATTTGGATTCTCAACTTGCGTTCAAAGCCCAATCGCAATCTTGTTTGCTCAATCAACTCACGGCGCACTGATATGCGGATACCATTTTGCTTGCGCTGTAAAGCTGTCATTTTTTACTGCTTAAAGGATGGTCTCTTGGCAATAAATCTAAATCAAACTTGCCACTACGGAATCTGCCTGTCCTGACAGCAAATAGAAAAGCGTTCACTCTTGCAATCGCCCATTGGTCTGGACCCATGACGTTTCGCCTTACCGATTCTGGATTCGTCCTGTATGCACCAACGCCCCTTCTAAAAACTGCCTCAAGCATCCTTTGGGTAACTCGTTTGCCCTTTTTATCACCATGCTTTTCGTTGTGTTCTTTGACTTTGTTTGCAATGGTCTTTTTTGTTCTTCCAGTAATCGGTGCTTTTTCTTCTTGATATGTTGCTTTATCACCACAACCATCACAACAAGGAATCATTATGGCTAATATTTCTTGTTTTTCATCACGCTCTTTATCTAGCTTTGCAACTGTACGCCTAGCCCATCTTTGACCAGCATCACCGCCCCACAATAACCAAGCTATTTTCCCTGCACTTGGATAGCCCTCTTCACCTTGACGGAAACCTTCTGCACGTTTGTCTACCTCATGCCGTGAGAAAAAGCTGTGCATACGTCTTACTACGCTTGGCGATAGTCTTTCTCTGTTGACGAGTTGATTGGCTCTTGCCGCTCCGATTCGCGTTCCGCCTCTGCCGAACTCTTTTCGCATTTCCAAGCCCCTTGCGGCCTCTTTCGCCATTTCGTCAGTAGGCTTTGTATCAACATCTGATTCCGCCTTTGCATCATCCCCTAATTCCTCATCCTTTTTGCCTGTCACTCTCAAATAGATTGCGTGACTTGAACATGGCATATAAACATTGCCATCTGGACCTTTGATAGTATGAGTGCCATCACACCCTAAACGCCTCGCTCTCCTCTCAGCCTCTGGCTGTGTATCAAAGACATCACTACCTTCACCATACCGTGGGTCTTGTTTTGGGGTTGTAAGCTCATCACCTGTAAGACGCTCATAGTCTGCATGAGAGGCACAAGGCATGAAGATTGTGCCATCATCAGTCTCATGGCTGTGTGTTCCGACACAACCTATTTCTTCCGCACGTTCTTCAGCTTCTTCTTCAGTTGTGAATACATCTTTTTCAATTTCACTCTTATATCCACCATCATCAAAGTAATCTT